GTTCCCACACTGCACACCAACCATATGGTGCTACTTGTTCCTGAAATTTAACGCAATAGTTATTAGAATAATATTCGCAATTACTACAATACTGACCAATTGTATTACTTCTGTTAACATATGCTCCTGGTAACGCCATTATTTATTCTTACGTATTTTTTTAATTTTATTGTTATGTGTTTTAGCATATATAAAGTTTTTAGTTTCACGAGTAACTGTACCTCTATAGGTTTTGCCACCCCACTTCCAACTTACTGTTTTAGCCATACTACCACTTAACTTTATCAGCCCAATAAGCTGCTGACATTTTACCTTTTTTAATATTTTTAGCGTGTCTTGCTTTAAAAGATTTACGTTTCTTTTTCATTTTATCTGATTCACCAGCTTTAGGTTTACCAGCAGTCTTAGCACCTTGCTCACCAAATCTAATTAATTTATATTTGCCATTAGAACTAGCCATAACAACATGTGATTTACTTGGATGACTAGGTGTACGCTTAGGTTTATTAACACCTTTAAGACCGTTCTTTTTCATGGTAGCTTTTACTCTATCTGGAACTGCCATTATATCTCCTGTTTTCTTTACGTACTAAGTATACTGATATTACGTCAATAAAGCTATTCGCAATGACAATTAATACTGCCATCAGGACAGTTACATATTTGAATAATTGTTTCATCCATTTAATTTAAATAATAATTCTGTAAAGTTAGATTCTAACATATCTAATTCACTATTCATTTCTAATACCATAGCATCACAAGCGTTTTGATGTGATTTAATTTCTTCTATAGAGTTAAATACCCAACCAAATGCACCAAGCATTGCTGATAACACTATAGGTATAATTGTTTTGGTGTCTATTTTTATTTGTGACATTGTTCTCCTACATTAAGGCAGCAACAACAACACCACCTACTGCTACCAATAAGCCTAATACTTTATAAAATTCTGCTTTGTCTAGTTTTGCATCTAGTTTACTATCGATTTCATCAAGGCGTTTTAATACCATATCTAACATCTCCTTTTGTGTATAACCATTACCAAGATAGTCAGACATTATGGAAGGTCATCCTCTGACATATAAATGTCATCACTCCAGGTGTATGATTTATCGTAGTAGTTACGATTTTCCCAATCCCAAGTGCTTAATTTTTTAAGAGATGATAGAATATCTTTTAAAAAAATACCTAATAAAAATCCAATTATAAAATCCATAAGCAGGATTATAACATAAACTTTTTAGGTTTTCGTTTAACTATATTTTTAGATATCTTATTTATATTATTAACAAAACTTGTAATATTTTTTATTTGATTATAATAATTTAATGTTTCTTTATTAAATTCTTTATAATTTATATTAATGTTTTTATTAAATAATAAATACATCATTGGTTTATTTTTTTTAAAATTAACAATTCCTGGTTTGTTTTTATCTATTAATAACCAAGCACTATTAATAGGTCTTATCCATAAATTAATATTAAATGCACCTGGAACAAATTGTAAATTTGTTGTTTCTATATTAGGTGGCAAAGTAATTATTTCTGTATTTTTGATATCTGTATATAAATTATACGGTAATAAAAATTGCAAATCTACAATATTATTTTTTTTATTAACTGCAATAACATTTTTTAAATAAGTAATTAAATCAATATTATTAGGTGCGTTTTTGTATTGAAAATTATAAGTTACATTGTTTATATTTTTATCATAGTTAATTTCAATTTGTAAATCTAAAGGAGAGTTAATATAAAATAATCTATTATTTACTGAACTAACAGCAGGACATTTAGGATTATCTATTAAAGTATATTGTTCAATATTATTAAAAAAACCTTTTGGTACAAAAATATTATCTTCGTTTTTTATATCGTAATAGACATTAGCTTTTTGTAAATTAAAAAATATACTCATTATTTTTTAATATTCTTTTTATATCCGCCAACAAAAGTATTTTGTATTCTAGCTTTTTCAATTAATATTTTATTTTTAAATTTTTTATTATAAGGTTTAACTTTATAAATAAATTTTTCTCTTTTAAAAGGAACTAAATAGCACAATGGAGTTCCACTTTTAATAAACACTTCGTTATCTTTAGAAGTAAACATTAATTGTAAAACTATTTCACTTATTTTATCAGCTTCATAAACTCCATAAGCTATATGCCAATCAGGATTGTAATCATATATTAATGGAACTTGTCTTAAACTATATCCTCTTGGAACTATTAATTGAAAAGGACTTATAATTTTAAATACTTTTTTAATATTTGAATTAGAAAAATAATCTACAAATTGATTATCAGTATGATGTTGTAAATAAAATCCTGTATGTTCAGGTACTTCCCAATAATGTTTTTTATTTTCATCTACACTTAAATACATATCACAATGTGCATATATAATGATTCCTTCTTTAAATATATCTACAAAACTTGGACATTGTTTTGCGGTTCTTAAATTAGGAAATTTACTAGGTCCTCTTTCAACATTACTAGGAATATTTTTAAAATATTTTGGTATATCTTTATAAGCAGGTTTAGGAATTATATTATTAATTGATAATAATTCTTTTCTTTCAGTAGTAATTATTATTTTTTTCATATCCACCTAGTTTAATTGATATTAAGAAACAGACCAACCTTGTGTATTATCAGCTTGATACGCAGCTTCATCCCAATAATAATTATCATTATTATAATCAGAAGGATAATCAATAGGTGGTTTCCAATCCCATATATTTGTATCTAGCACCCAACTATTTTTATCTAAAGGTTTTACAGGATAAAATACATCATTGATTTCATCATAATAATCACCCATAGATGCAAAGTTTCCTCTAAATGGAGTGCCACCTAATATGTGTGTATTGTGCATTGTGTTATAAGAAGTTCTTACAACTTTTGCATTATTACAAAATTTTTTACTAATATAATCTTCCCAATTTTCATAACCTTCAGGTAATAAACTTAAATCGTCTTCATCTTTTCCTGTTAATACTCCAGTTACAATATTATTATTGTCTAGTACTGCATAATGTGCCATTAGATACTCCAACTTACATTGTCTGAACCTGAAGTAAAATAATGTATTTTATATTCACCACTTGTTACATAATTGTGTGTTAATAATGGACCAACAGTTGCTGTGTACTTAGCTGGATATTTAATAATAACTACACCTGAACCTCCAGCACCTGAAAAAGCATTATAATCACTTCCTCCACCACCGCCTGTGTTAACTGTTCCTGATACTCCATTTAATCCAGCGTCTTTTTCACCTCGGCCTCCACCGCCAAGACCACCAGTTCCTTCTTGAAATGAACTAGCTGAACCACCACCACCTGCATAATATACATCAGAACCTTGAACATCTCCTACACTAGCAGTTGTAGCATCAGAAGCTGGTAATAAATTACAGATTACACCATCACCACCGTGAGTTCCATAACCGCCATAATTAGTAGTACCGACTTCAGAAGCACCGCCACCACCGCCACCACCATCTTGTGTGTTAGCACCACCTCCTGCAAAACCTTGATTTGTTTCTCCTGCAGCACCTGCAGCACCACCATTATTAGAAGCACCTCCACCTGAACCTCCAGTTCTATTTCCACCGTGGCGACCTTGACCACCACCGCCACCAATAGCAACTACAGGTTGAAAAGAACTTGCACTACCTTGACCACCGCCATATCCGTATGTAGCACCACCACCTGCACCTACAGCAACTAAATAATCTTTTTCTAATTCAATAAAATTCTTAGGTGCAGCATCATCACCACCACCTGAGTTTTCTTCTGTAGTAGAGTTAATAAAACCTCCACCACCGCCACCACCAGTTCTACGGTTATTATCACCACCACCGCCACCGCCTCCACCAGCGACAACTAAATATTCTACAGCAAATCCTTTAAAAGCACTATTACTAAGAGTATTTGATTTACTTGCAGATATACCTTGATTACTTAATGATGTAATTGACATTTAAACTCCTATAATAATTATGATATTTCTGTACCAAACACAGAAAAACTTACATCAGCACTTGAAGCTGTTGCAGTTACTACATCTGTAGTAGCTAAAGTTATACCTAATGTTAATGTAACAGTATCATTAGCAGCTATATTTGCATCTTTAACAATAAAATGTTCATTAGCTTCTGCTGCACCTGATGGTCTAACAGATAAACTAAATGTTTTTGTTGCTGCACTTCTATTACAAACTACAATAGTTGAAACTATTGCTTCTGTTGAAGCTGGTACTGTATAAACATCAACTGAAGTAGTAAAAGCATCTCCAGTTTGTCCTAATACTTTATACGCATTTGCCATATTTTATCTCCAATTATATTTTTATATTATACTATACACCTACCAAAAGCAAGGTTTCTTCAGACAAATAAATTAATGCGTGTCCACTATCAGACCACAACATCATTTGTTCGCCTTCATTTATTCCACCACCACCTGCATCAGGTAGTAAATCTATATCTTCATCTATTGGCAAATTACCAATAGTATCTATTCCTAAACTTCCACCTTCTTTGAGCATTAATAACATACCCATTATGCACCCATTACTATAAAAGGATGAACTTCTACTGGAGGTGCAACTTGACTTACATAAACTTTTTTAGCTGTGCTATCTGTTGCATCATAAACTAAAGCATAGTCTGCTTCAACATCTACTGTAATTCCAGTACCATCAGTAGCACCATCAAACATAGCTGTAGCTGAAGCTGCAGTAATAGCATCTATAGCTGCTTGACCTTCTGTTAATATACCTGCAACTCTATCATTTTGGTCATTTATGTGTTGTGCTAGTACAGCCATTCTAACTGTAGTACCAATACCGTGTGATATACCTGTATCAGCTGCAGCACCTGCTGCTTCTTGTCTACCATCATAATCTCTTTCAACATCACTAAATGTTGTAGAACCTGATGTATGTGTTTTAACTACTACAATTTCTCTGTTAGATGTACTGTCTGGGTCAATAACTAAATATACCCAAGTATCTGCATCACCAGTTGTAGCTGATGTAATACCATTAGTACCATCTATTGTTGGTGTAGATGCAACGTCAAATGATGTAGCACCTGCACTAAAATCTGAATTAGCAATAGTAGTTTCATAAAAGTTAAATACTTGTGTTGCTCTATCTGCCATTATGCTCCGTATCTCATTATACCCCAAGCAGCAATACCTGGTGTATGTATTGATGTTACTTCTTCAATAGTACCTTGTCTAGTACCACGCACTGTAATAATAGCATACATTGTATCACTTCCAATTACTTCATTAGATTGTATAGGATAACTTATTTGCTCTACTACACCACGAATAATTTCTTGTGGTTCAAATATTTCTAATGTTACTGAATCACCTTCTTTAGCACGTAATGCTTTATATAAAGTATCTCCAAGACCTTTTACTTTTAATGGTTTTCTACCAGGTCTTTCTACTCTATCACTAATGTTTATAGGTATTTGTGCTACTACAAGTTCTGGTCTTGCTAATGCACGAAACTGTACTGATTTGACTTTAGGAGTTGACATACCATCTGTACTTCTAAGTATGACTTTACCTATAATATATCTAGAAACTTCTGCTATTTGTTTTTCTTCGTCACCTGTACCACCAAGTTGTGTTAAAGCATTAGTAAACGTAGCAGACTCAGGTGCATCTAAATCTTCAAATCTAGTTGAATATTGTAAACTTACTTGTGTATCTGCAGGCATTGTAACAGTAGATACTTCTGCACCTACAAACTGTTTAGATTCTGCAGTAAAAAAATCTGCAGCAGATAACACTACATAACCTTCAGATTCATATGTAGATGTTTCTTTATATACATCAGAACCTTCAACTACTATTACAAATTTACCATCAGATTGTGTAATACCTGATACATAACTATTACCAACTGTTTGTAAATCTCTAGCCAAACCACCTGTTGGTAGGTAATATCGCCACAAATTTACTTCATTAGTATCTTCTTTAACACCCATATACACACTATCACGGCTTACAAACATAGCGTGTGGTGTTGTATCTACGTTATCAACAACCCATTCTTTTACTAATTGTCTATTAGCAAGTACATATAAATCATCAGCATTAACAAGGTCTGCTCTGTATAACCTACCTACATCTCTTGTATTTTCTTTAGTACCAAAAAATATAATTCCTTCTGCAGCTGCAATAGAATGTATTTCTTCAAAAGGTATTTTTGTTTGTCCTTGATTTACAAATACACCAGATGACAATTTAAATGAATATATATTACCATCAGTACTAGCTGTTAATACAACAGCTCCACCATCAACAATACCTGTTATTTCGTGTGTAGGTTCTACTTCTATTATTGCGTCAACAACAGCAAAAGCTGATGCCCAGCTATCTGCAAATGCATCACCTTCCCATACATATTCTGCAGTACCATCATTACCAGTAACAAACAAAGTATTTTTAACAAACCATACACCTGTTAATCCACCTGTTGTATTAAAAGCTGTGTTATGTGTAGACCAACCGTGTCCATCTGGTTCATAATGTATAAACTCTGAGTTAGTATTAGTAGCATCAGCAGTAGTAAAATATACTGTGTTTCCAAATGCTGCAGCACCTGTAAAGTTATAAGTTGCACCATTAGTTGCAGCTAAAATAGCACTCCAAGTTTCTGTACTAGCATCATATTCGTGTACAGTTGTACCATCAGTGACGTATATATTACCGTTAGTAGTTTGTGTCATATAGTTATTGCTAGCACCAAAAGATAAACTTTCTGTAGCTGTCGTATATAACAAATGTATATGATATGCAGTTTCATCATCTCCGTGAAATACATCAATACCTTTGCTATCCCAAAATCTATTAACATCATCTGGTTTACCATCAGCTCTATGTGCAGTATCTAATCCTTGACCTGCAGAAAAATTGTTTCTTGAATATATACGTCCTAAGTTAGAAGTAAAATCTTCAGGGTTTTGTTTGACGTTTACGTTTTGTCCTTGTTGTACATCAGATGATTGTATAGTCATTTCACGACCAGGACCTACAGCTGTACGTAAATATATATTATCTAACTTTATATCATAACCAAATCGTTTTGGATTACGAACATTAGAAGTTGATGCAACTCTAGCCATTAGGTTGGATACAATATACTATTTAATTGAACTGGTTCTGGGTATTTAGACCTTAAATTACTTCTAGCTTGTTGTATTAATAACTGTTGATATCTTAATAAACTACTGCTAATACTATTAGAACTACCTACAGGATAGTTTTGTGCAGCCATTTGTTCTGTAATATATCTTGCATCAACATTTTTAATATCTTTACCAACTAGCATTTGAGCAGCTACACCAGCCATAACAATTGGTTCATACTCTGTTTCTAAACCTACACTAGATAATGTTGTTTCTTCTGATGTTGGTGCTACAAATTTCTTTTTAAAAGTTACATACACAGTATGACCTGCTGATATACCCACAAACTGTACAGCATGAACTACGTTGGGACCTGAAGTATAAGTTTTAGTTCTTTCTGTTTGTGTATCATCAGTCCATACAAAAGGATTAGGTAAGTCAATCATTTCTATAGCTACACCATTATATTTAAGTCCTGTTTGGTCTGAGCCTGATTGCCAATCTGTATATTGTGATATAGCTTTTAATGGTGCTATTAAATAATTATTAGTATCTACGTCTGTACCATATGTACCAAGTAATTTATAACCTGTACTAGCAGTAAGTTCTATTGTTTCTACGGCAAATAATGTAGGATAAAGATTTTTAATTTGGTCTGATACTGCATCATATACTGCTTGTCTTGTAAATGCAGGAGCTATTTTAATTATATCGTTTGCATCATGTGTAGTAGCAGTAGTACCTCTAACTCCACGTTCAACTGTTATTTCATTAGTAACGGCATTAAGAGATTTAGAAAACATTAATTCTCTATTAACTTCTATAATTGCACCAGCACCTAATGCGTCTTCTTCTTCTGTAGAAAACAGACCTTCTTCATAGTTAATGGTGCTTTGTGTTGTAGTTGTTACATCACCAGTTAAATAAGAATAAGATTCAACAGAATCCATTGGCTCTAGGTATTCTCTAAATACCCTGTCTACTAGGTTGCCTATTGTGTCACTCACAATGACTCCTAACTTTGTTTAAATATAAGTTGTATATTTCTATCAGCTAATTCAGTTGCATCTGAAGATACTCTAATAAATCCAGCAGTAGCAAAAGCCCAACCACTAGGGTCAACTCTTACAACATCACCAGCTGTAACTGTATAAGTTACTTCAGTACCATCAGTTTCTACTACATCTACCCAAGTACTTCCATCAAATGAAAAATCAAATGTTACGGCTGTACCTGTCATAGCTGCAGGAAATACTATACCAGATAGTAATAAACCATCTGCTTGTACACCTGTAGAGTTAACTGCATCTTCTGATATATCTATTAAAACTTTTTTTGATAATTGCATATTGTCCTCACTATAGCAGAAGAAATGGGAGGAAGGTGGATTCCCCCCAAATCTTCAAAATAAATTAAGCTACGTCAGTAATCTTCAAATGGTATGAAGGAGGACCAAAGTCGTATCCCATTTCCATGTAGATTGCTTTAGCAACTTGTGCATTTGCATCTTGGTCAATATCTCTTACGAATACTGTTCCGTATCCAGGGATATTTGTAAAGACTGGCTGTATAAAAGCAAAGTCTATGATGAATGCAGTATTTGCAGGAATGATATTAGGGTCAATAACCATCATACCAATTTGTCCAAATGGTGTGACAATTACGTCAATATCAATACCGGCTAAGTTTCTATCTCTAGGAAGAATAGCACCTGTAATACCAACGTTACCTGCTAGTAATTCTTTGTTAAGGTCCAATAATTGTTTTGGACTTAAGCAAAGTACTGGTTGTACCATTGGTGCGTGTGCATCATACAATCTCTTTAAAGAGTTTGCAATAGTATCCCAAGAAAGAACTTGGTCTGTTCCTGAACCATCTCCAGCTGTATCGTTGTAGTATACGTTACCACCAACGAATGTTGGAGCTGTGTCATTATCTGCGTTAGCATTTAATGCACAGTATTCAGAAAGACCACGCATTTCTCTAGTACCAGCTCCTGGAGTTACATTAGCTCCATCAGCAAAAGTACCATTGAATGCGAACCATTCTACTTCTCTAGCTACTTTTTCAAGAGCTAAAGACATTTGCTCTGCAAATTCATCAACGATTGGATTAGAACCAGCTAGTCCAAGTTGTGTAGATGCGGATGTTGTACCATCTCCATCAGAAGCGTCAAAAGCTGCAGCTCCTAATGTGAAAGTATTTTGTTGTTGAAATGTTGCCATTGCAGTGTAAGTCATCTTGACACCTTTATGGAATATCTGTGTCACACCTGTGTAAGCAACTCTATCTCTACCGAGATATTCAGTTGGTGTATTACCTTCTTGACCTTTAGTAGGCTCAGAAGATACAGTGTGTGAGTCAGCAGCTTGGATTTGCCAGAAAGTAGATTGTAAAACCTTACCTCCGTTTAATCCACCTGTTGCAGATAAGAAAGGAGTTCTTTGACCACCTACACGGAATAGCTCCCCAGAAAAGTTATTAATATTCTGGGAGTAAATTGCGTTACCTGTCAGAGTAATCTCTGCCATTGTACACCTCCGTATTGTGTCGTATTAAATTCTTTTACTTATTTTTTTTGTTGTTCCATAGCATTTAACCTAGCTCTAAGTGAATCTTTAACAGACGCACCTTTTAATGCTTTAGCTAATTGCTCATTAACATCAAGAGGTATTTCTGAAGTAGAATTTGCATCAAGTGCAGCTACTCTAGCACGTGCATCATCTTGTACAACCGGTTCAGGTTCAGATTGTGGTATAACCTCTACCTGTCCTGTTGGTTCAAAACCATACTCATCCTTAGCAAACTGTGCGATAGACTCTAAATCTACAGGGCCATCATACACTTGTTTTAACGCCTTGCCGAAACCTTTGTCAGTAGATAATCCTAACTTACCAAAGACATTGTTAATTTCTTTATCTTTAAAAGAAGCTAACTCAGCCTCAAGTTTTTTGATAGTTTCATCTTTTCTATCAATTGTTTCTCTCATTTGTTTTACACCATGTTCTTGCGGTGCATCAAATTCTTCCATCTTGTACCTCCACTATGTATTAACCTATCAGACAAGACCATAGGCATCTTGCCGTGGTGCTACCTTTACCACTTGACTTATCTCTCTGGTAGCTACAAGCTATAAGTCCATTACTCTACGATTTTAATACGAGCTTTCAACGTAGGCTTCGAAAGCTGATTTGCAGGTCTATTTGTAGCGGACCACGCAACGCTTAAACTTATTATACACTAATCTTCTATTAGTCCAACTATATTACCATCTTTTTGAATAGCTCCTAAAGTTGCTCCTTGCATTGATTGCATTTCTGCATTTATTCTTGTAACTCTTTTAGTTGCATCTGCATCTCCTAACGCAGCTTCTTCTAATGTTGTTATATCTAAATCTCTACCAATACTTGAAGCACTACTTATAATTCCACTAGCATTTTCATACAATTGTCTAGCCATTTGCAAGTCCATACCTCGTTGTTTTAATTCATTAAATCTACCAAATGAATATGAAAAACCTCTACTTACAGCTTCTGCACCTAATGTAATTGTATCTATAGCTCCATTTAATACTTTATCTTCTATTTTAGGATTAATTAAAGATGCAAATATTGTTGCATCATCATATTCTACACCTAAATAATCAGCTAACATATTTTTAACTTCAGGTATACGATTATTAATTGCAGCATATACTGTATCAATTCTTTGTTGAAATTCTACAGGTGCAACATCTCCAACCATTTCATTAAATTCATCTTCAAAATCAGAAAAATCTTGTATACCTATTTCTCTTAATGTATTTTTAAAACTTTCTTTTACACCTATAGCTTCTATTTCTGACATTTTAAGTGTTATTCCATCATCATTAAACAACCAACCAAATTCTTTTTTATATTCACTTGATGCTCTTGTAAAAGATAAAGCTAAATCTTTATCACCACCATAATTTGCATAACCTTCAGCATATTTTTTAACTATTGATTCAGGTAAAAATCCATATAATGTTCTAGCAACAGATAAAGCATACTGATAATCTCCTCCAGATTGTGATTGAGATTGAGATGATTGTTGAGGTGGAGTATATTCTTTATAACCATCTCTTTCATATCTTTCAAATTCAGATAATCCACCTGGGTCGTTTTGCCTAAGGTCTGTATTAACCATTTTGACATCACCACCAGGTCCTTGTACATAAATTTGACCTCGTCTTACTTCAATTACTGGATTTTCTGCCATTATCTAATCCTTTGTGTTGACGGTTCTAAGAAATTTTGACTTCGTATAATGTTTCCACCAAAAGAAGATATCATATCTCTTGCAAAATCATTAACTACACTACCTATATTATTTGCTAAACCTTCTTGTACTAAATATTTATTAGCTTCATTAACATCATTTAATGTAGCTACTTTGTTATAAACATATCCATACTTACCATCTGGGTCTATTTCCATATCCCATTTGTTTTTAATAGTATTTTTTGTAATTCTATCTATAACACTCCATTTAGTTTCTTTATCGTATTGTGGATATAAAGCATATCTTGCATCTTTTAATTCATTTTCTAAAGTTTCTAAATATGAAGCATCTTGTCTATATTCACCAGCATGTTTTCCAATTTCATCTATGTAATCTTTTTTTGCAGAAGGAGGTAACCAGTCATCTATAACAGTCATAACTTCTTTTTCACCAACTGTAGTTTGTTCAATAGTAGAATTTGTTATAAACGATTCTAAATCTTTATCTAACGGTGTATCTCTATATTTATCTACTAATCTAAATAATTGACTTCTAGCTTTATTATTATCCCATGAACCCATAACAACTTTATTTGCTATCCATTCCATAGTTTTATCATCAACACTTGCACCACTAGGTAATAAATCATATAAATATCCTTTTTGTGCTGATAAATCTAAAGCATATTGTGCTTCATTAACATTGTAAAAATCTAAAGCAGTAATTTCAGGTTCTGTCAAATTAAGTTCTTTTAATACTTGACTCATAACTCCTGCAGTATTTACATAATCATTAGCTGAAGCTATATCTTGAAATAATAAATATCCTTCTTGCCATTTTCTTCTATAAGTTGGAGATTTAAATTTAGTAGTTCCTTCATTTAATTTATTAAAACTATTCATTGCTATATCTATTTGGTCTGAAATAGTAAAATCAGTAGTAGACATTACTACAGCTTCTTCAGGTGTTAATGTTCCAATTTGTGTTTGAAAGAAATTTTCTGGTACTTCTATCCAGTTTTCTGTTTGAACATACATACTATCGTATTCAGTTGGAGTAACGTAATGAGCTGTTTCATCTTTTACCATATCTTTAATGTATTCAAATGGATTTCCACCTTTATAATCAATAACATCTGTATAATCTTCTGCTGGATTAAATGCTAAATATTCTCCAGTTTCTGTGGGAACTATTATTTTATAAGTTAAACTTGATAAAAAAGCTTTGTTTAATTCAAATTTACTTGTACCTCCAGCTTGATATAATTCTTTTTCTATTTCTTCTAATGATTTAGGACCAACAATAATTATTACTGCTCCAGGAGGTAATTTAGTTTTATCTAAAGCCATTATTAAGACCCACTTTCTGCATTATTGTACATTTGTATATCATACCCTGCCATTTCCATTATACCAGGTCCAAACCTATCTTTAATTTTTTGTAGCTTTTTCCAAGTGTCTACATGATGATTTGCATTACCAGGAACTAAATCTGGATTATTAACTTGTGCAAAATAACTAGGATTTACTCCAAATTGTCCTGTTTGTTCAATTTCATTTTTCCACCAACCAAAAAAACCATCTTGATTTCTTATTTTAAATTCTCTTTGCCCACTAATAATATCCCAATAATCTTGTTCATCAGCATCTAATTCAAATCTTTGAGGAAACTGGGACATAACCATTTTATTTATACCCCAGTTATGTGGAGTATTACCTGTTATTTTTGCAGGTAACATAGTATCTAAGATATACCATAAAGATGTAAGTTTTGAACCTTGCCAACCAGCACTTTGCCAATATCTACTTTGATGTGCTAAATGTTTATTTAAATCTTCATAGGGTATTACATCAATATTTTCTTTTACAAATTTTGGTAACAAACCATATTTATCTAATACACTATTTAAAGCATCTGAAGCATTAAGTGTTGTAGCAACTATAGCAGCAGTTCCTTGCCATGCTAATTGATTATATAATTCATACCAAAGATTACTAGCTATTCCTCCTAGTCTACCAGTAAGTGCACCTGTTGCTTTAGCTCCTTTAGCAGCTTTTCTACCTTGATTAGCAGCTTTTAAAAGGCTATCACCCATTGCATGTCTTCCTTTAATAGCATCTTTAATTATACCTGTTTTAACACCTATTCTTACAGCTGTTTCTATACCTTCTCCTATTGGGTCTAATATAGATATAATTCCTCTATACAATACTTTGCTTAATTTACCACTTATTTTTACAGGATTAAATTTACTTAAAGAATTGTATTTATCAAAAACATCTGCACCAAATGTTTTAACTAATCCTAGTAATAAACTTTCGCCATTTAATTTTGCATTTTGCATAGTAGGATGATTGTTAATATAATCTAAAGCTCTACGTTCAGAATCAGTCATTTTATCTAATATTGATTCTTTAAAACTTTTATGTATATCAGGGTCATATTCTTCTATTTTTTCTGGAAATATATTAGGGTCATTTAATTTAGCTGCACCAAGAGAACCACCAAAACCTTGATTATTAAGTATATTAGTTAATGCTTCTGCTTGATTAACTGTTTTATTAGGGTCACCTGCAAAACTATCTACTAAATTGTAACCTTCATCTACTTTAGCTTTTAATTGATTTATTAATTTAGGATTTTCATCTGCCCACATTTGCCAAAGTTTTTGATATTCATCTTTACTTACTTGGTAATCTTTACCAAATAAAATACTATTTTGTGCAGGAGGTTTACCTTTACCAGATTTTTTAATTTCATTTTGCCATACATCTTCTATAGTTCTACCTTTGTATGGTCCTTCTTTAAACGTAGCATTTAATGCAGAAAATTGTTTACCTAAGTCATCACCTTTAGTAGATACTTCAAATGTTTTATTAGCTGTTTCTTGTTTTGCAATATCTTCTACAATTAATTCATCAGGTATAGTGTCAGGTATTCCTATATTTGCACGATACTTTACACTATCAATTAAATCATCTGCTAACTGTTGTAATAAATCATTTTTGTCTTCTAACAATGGAATTAAATCTTCAAACTGTAATACAGCTCTATCTATTTCTATTTGAGGTATATTAAATTCTTTTTGTAAAGCATTAAGTTCGTCTAAAACTTTTTGTCTAATTTCATCTTTGTCCATTATCTACCAAACATAGCTTTTAACATAGCTTCATCCATTTTCATTTTTTCCTGAGCATATGTAGCTGCATTAATATCATCTCTATATGTTGCTCTAAAATCTTCTTGTGTTGTTTGTGTTGCTGTATCAACAAATTGATTTAATACTTCATCAGTAGGTTCTACTTGCCATGATTGAGTAGGTGATTTAATCATATTCATATTGTCAATAAAAGAATACATTTCATTCATTTGATTAAATTCATCTATATAACTTGTTGCTAATAAACGTACTTGCTCTTTTAATTCATCTTTAGTAGGCAATCTGTTCATTGTTGTATAAAAAGCATTTTCAACCATTTGTTCCATACCAAGTTCTCCTGGTACGCCTTCCATGTATTTTTTAAATCTAGCTGCAGTATTAGCCCTATCCATAGTTGAAGCTACATTAGCATGATTATCTTTGTAATCAGATAAAAAGTATGCAAACATTTTCTGATGTTTTAAATTTTCTCCTACTAAAAAAGCTGAATTACTAAAAGGATTACTAGGGTCTGTATCTAAGTCATAATTCATTACATTAACATAATCCTGTGTACCAGGGTCTACGTATTTATTTGTATCTATCCATGCCATATATTGTGCAAGTTGACTACGAAGTAAACCATTTGGTACTCCTTTAGTATCATCAAAAGCTCCTTGTTGTACTAAACCATTATTTTCTAACCATTCTTGAAACTCTGTTACAGTATCTGTATTTTGAAATATTAATTCATATACTCCAGCCATGTCACCAAAATGACCACCAAAAGGTTTTGTTTGAACTTGACCAGTATCCATATCTGTTTTTACAACACCTATTTGTGAAGGGTCGTAAATAGGAACAGTTCTTAACGTACCACCTATACCAGCTATATAATCATTAATTGCTTGTTCTTTTTCTACTTCTGAAAGAGTTTCATCATTATTAATTATTGTTATAACTTTTTCTACATCAGAAGAATAACTATCGTATTTATCTGGACTTAATCTTCTAGTAACAAGTTCTAGTTGATTATTAATTTGTCTTCTAATATCTTCAGGGTCATCACCGTCTTTTATGTTGTTATAAATATCTCTAATAATATCTAAATCTTTTTTAGGAAAATTAGAATTAATACTTCCTAATGGTGGGTCATTAGGATTTGCTGCTGGAATTTGTGAATGTTGTTCCCATATTTCATTAACTTTTAATGCTGCAAATTCATTTGCATTTAAACCAAATAAATTAGAATATTCTGGGTTACTTAGTAAATCTATTACTAATGCTTGTAATTCTTTTTTTGTCATTAACTATCATTCCTTATAATATCTATTTCATCATCTGATAAATCTACAAAATCATAAGCAGCTCTATCTGGATTTAATAACCTTAATACTACATTGTAATATAAATTAAATCCACGTGGATATTTAGCTAATAATTCTTTAGCTTGTGTATCAAATTGCATTCTAAAATATTGAGCTTGTGGTTCATCTGATTTTTTCCACCAATCAAATTTAACTTCTTTATCTTGACTAATTAAATATTTAGATGACTTTTCATCATATTCTTGCATTATTGGATATAACTCTAAAAAGAATTTACCTTCTTCTGTTGTTTTAGTTAAATCTAAATTTGGCCATATTTCAGTTATTTCTCTCCATATATCTTCTATTTGAGTTAAAGTTATAAATCCATATTCATCTCTTTGAAAACCACTAAAATCTGCCATTATAGCATTTCTCATAATTGCAGCTAAATCATCTTCTCCACCACCAGTTAATTCTAAATTATCATTTTGTAATATATTATTCATAGTTTTTATATCATCTTTCCAAGATTGATACTGATAAAAACCTTTAGTTTTATTTATATATCTTCTGTATTCATCCGGAGTTAAATCATATCTTTCATTGTTAATTGCTTGCCATGTCATTTTTGCTTCAGGATTATCACCATATAAAAATTGAAATGACAATGGTAATAATTTTTTCTCTCTAGGATGACTGTTCCAAAAATCTACAGCATCATATGTTTTAACACCTTTACCAGATACTTTAATATCTGTAGGACTAAATAAATACATATGGTCTAATCCAAATTTAGAATGAAAATCTTGTGATGTTTGTATTGTGTCGTAGTTATTATTTTCTAATATTTCTTCGTAAACTTCATACAAAACAGCCATGTGATAATGCAAACTATTTTTAGCTTTAATAAAATATTCTGGTTTATAATTACTTGAAGGACCAATAAAACTTCTAATAAACTGCATAAACATATCTACTTGTGCTCTATCTCTTGCATAATCTAACATTGCATCTTCTATTTGTTCATATGTAACATCATCTCCATCTTTCCAATTAGGTATGTTGTATTTAAAATATTTATCTAATCTTCCATCTTTATATATATTTACCCACTCTAAAGAAACCATTGCATGTCGCCAAAAATTTATTGTTGAATCAGCACGTAGTGTTTCTAGTTCACTTAATGCTTCACCAGGTTCTCTTACAATATCTTCTGAAAATTCAAATACACCTACTTTATCACCCCATTCACGGCTAAAATCTACATCAACACCTTGTAAAAAAGCTCCTAATTTTTTATATGTAGGTGCTAAGCTAGCTAAATCCGATAATGCTATTTCTTCAGGCATAGGAAATTGTGTTAACCAATTTTTAAATTCACCAAATACACCACGGCTAGGTAATACTTTATTAAGACCTAAAGCAACAATAGAGTTAGTACCAGGTACTTGTGACTGTGCAAGTAGGTTAATACTGCTTAGTGTAGATTTATATTGAACTTTCATATTAGATTCATCATCATCACCTTCTACTAATAAAGGCCCCATCCATGCTTCAAATGGTGTCATAAATACATCATCACTAGGATTCATAGGATGTGGTGCAAACCAACCAGTATTTGTGTCACTTACATCATTTGTACCTTGTAAAGCTCTCCTACCTTTTTGTATACCAACAACTGGATATGGATTGTTTGCTAATAATTTACCCCAAGTTTTAAATACCTCAAACCATATTTCAGGAAATGGAAATATATTTCTTGTAACTTCAGATATTTTATGTTGTGTAGTTGTGTCGTATAATAAATCTTTTAAGTTTTCTAAAGCGTATGCTCTGTTCATAGGTTCTACTTCATTAAAATTACTCCAACTACCAGTACCTAATCTTGATTTAGTTATTAAATCATTAACAACTTGTGATGGAACACCGTATGCTTTTGCATTATTAATGTATTTTTTTTGTAATGATTTATCCATTTGATTTATATTATCCATAACCCATAACCAATAGAATTGTTTAAATACAGGAGCTCTGTTTAAATAACCTATAGGTTTACGCATTAATACTTCAAATAAACCATCTATAATATCTTCATATCTACTTGTTTTATTTGCATCATCTAATTCTTCTGTAACACGTACATATCCACCATTTAAACCTAAACCACCATCAGTAGTAGATTTAAATAATTCTTTAGCAGCATTAATAGCTTTACCTTTTTGTTTATTAGACATAGCTTTGATATAACTTCTTTTTTCCCAATTTTTAACATCTAAAGCTTTTTTATTGTTTTGTTTAATTCTTCCAGTAATACCTGTATAACCATCAATATCACTCATAAAATCAACAAATTTATTTGTTACCTTTCCATCTTTAACTACAGGTATTTTTCCTTCAGAAATAATATTTCTAAGTATTGTTGAACCTTTATTACCTTCTTTAACTTTATCCAAAGTCATTTGATATTTAACATCACTACCTGCTTGTTTCATAAAATGAATACCTTCAACAATATTGTCACCAGTAATTTCTCTTATGTATGCTTCTTGTTGTTGTATAAGTTGGTCTAATGCCCAAGAATCTGTTAATATATCGTAGTTTCCTGAGTAATCAGCATACTCTTGTAACCAAAATTGTCCTTCAGATGAATCTAACCATTTGTTTAATTCAGGACTACCCCATCCATATTTAGCTACTTTTCTACCAATAGGGTCTGTTCTTACTTGTACATAATCCCAAAGTTTACTTTGTGAATATTCAGCATTAGAAACGTTTGCTTTTAATTCCATTCTGTATTCAATATTTAAAGGATTCCAACCAGCTTTTTTACCTAAGAAACCTGTAAGTCCAATTGTTTGTTGTGTACCTTCAAGTAACTCTTGTGACATTAAAACTGATTGTATATCTGGTATATCATCTATTTCAGCTTGAGTAAATCCCATATCTAATAATTTTTTATTAGACATTTTTTTACCAGTAGATAACCATTGTGTATATATAATAGGATTTGTAAAAAAGTTATCTAATCCTTTTACTAAAATACGTGCTTGTTCTTCAAAAAATACACGAGTTAAAAATGCAACACGCAACAACACTAAAGGTTTAAATATTTTTCTAGTATAAAAATCCATAGCTCTATTTACAACATCTGCATCAGTTGCAGATTTTCTAGGTAAAAATCCATTTGGAAAAATGTATCCTTCTTTACCCCATGAACTTACATATTTTGCAAATCCTTTAATATCTTCTGCTAATATTGTAGCTTGTGTGCCAAGTCCTGAATCAGGAACAACATTCCATGCACCACTTGTAACTCTTTGTATATATTGCCAAGGTATTAAAGGAACTACACTGTCTGTCATTTGTGATAAAAACAATGCATTTAAAGTACCTACATTTTTAAATTTACCTACATCTCTAGAATCTTCTGCTAATACAACTTCATGTACTTCAAAATTGCTGTTAAAACCTGGAATGTTTTTTGTTTTAGCATTAGCATATATTTTAGAACGTTCCAATCTAGAGTTAAGATGTTTTAAATAATTACGTAATGGTGCTACTTTTTCTGGTCCAAATTCTGGTCCAAGTAATTTTTCTGCTCTATCTACTTCCCATTCTCTAAAATCTTTTCCAAATTTATATATAGAAGTTTTTTTCGTATAATCTAAATTAACAAACTTTAATAACCATTCTGATGCTTCTTTTTCATTATAATTATTTACTTCCATATGCTTTAATAAATTTTGATAAGCACGTTTTTTATTAGTAATAACTAAACCAGAATCAGGAACAAGACTTAATAATCCATTTAAATAAGGTTCATTGTATGTTTTATAAGCACCACCAAAACCTAAATATTTTTGTATTTCATATTCATCATATGATGTAAAATTTTCTTTAACTTTATTTAAAGCTAGTTTTATTTTTCCTACTTCTTCTGCTTTATCAAAACTAAGTGACTCAACTGTAGGTGCTACAGTTTTAATATTTTTTGATGTTTTAAATGGTGATATATCTCCTGCAGTTTTTACAATACCTCTTGCACCTTGACCTATATAGCTACCAAGATTTCTATAAGCAGCATCTTGATTACCAAATCTTGCCATAGGTTTAGATAACATACGTTTTACAGAATTACTAGATTCTGCAAAAGATTTTGCATCATTTGCTAAATTAATTAGCAAGTTATTTATAAAACCTGATTGTCCTACTTCACCCATAGCATTATCAGATAATTTTTCTATTACTTCTGATACAGGTGCTTTTTTATTCTTTTTTAATCCTGCTTTAGAATTTACAACTTTTCTACCTGTATTTGCATATACTTTAAAAAAGTCTTTTACTTCATCAGCTTTATTCATAAAAAGCATTTCAGCTAATAAATCAGGATGAATGTGTCTAAACAAAGGCATTCTAGACATTGCATATAAATTTTCTGGTCCAGACTCAGCTACAAGTTGAAAAATATTGTTCCATACAGGCATATCAAAAACTACATCTGTTGAGGGAGCAAAGTATTTATTTACTTTATTAAAAACTAATAATTGATTTCTCATTTGTTTAGCTTTTTTATTAGTAGCTCTGACTGCTTTAGCTTCTGATAAATAACCTTGACCAAATAATCTTTTAAATCTACTAAAGTTTTGTGTACCTTCTGAACCAAGTTCTTCTAATTTACCTAAATCTTTGTATGTGTTTTCAATAATTTTAGTTGTATTTACTTTAACTTTTTTACCTTGTTGTAACAAAATACCATTATCTAAAAATTCTGATGCTCTATTTACTTGATTCCAACGTTTACCTAAGTTACCTACTTTTAACCATTTAGAATAAAGTAATGGGTCTGCTAACTGGTGTGCTACGTCAATAGAACCAGATAGTAAATTAAAAGATAATGTACCTGGTTTGTAATATTCTGATGCATGTACTTTACCTGGTGAGTATTCTAACAATGTATTATCTGCTGCCCATGCTGGATGATTGTTATCAGGGTTTAAAGAATACTTTCTATTCCTTGTATATCTACCAGCATAAAAATTTATCTTATTAGGTCTGGCTATTGAAGTATAAAATATATCTCCGTTTTCATCTTTACGTTTTAATGGTTCACCAATAACAGAAACTGTTTTACTATACGATTCTTCATCAGAATAACCAGCTTGTTTATAATATCTATATAACTCTGTTTGTTCTGGTATTACAGGTTGAAAACCAATTAAAGTACTTCTATCAAAGTTAACAGGTTTATCTGTATATTTATTAGGTAAAAATCCATTTGACCATACTTCATTCCATAATGCACCTAAGTTAGTTTGACCTGACATTTTAAAAGCTTCTACTAATGCACTACCTTTTCCTGTTGCTAATACATCACTATCACTAATATCAATCATTAATCTATCTTGTGCTTGAGATATAGACATACCTTGTTTCATATAATCTTGTGCTTGTTTAACTGCACCGTAATATTCAATAGCTCTACCTTGTGTAAAAGGTTTACCAGGTAATAAAGCATTTAAAGCTATACCAGGTAAATTTACTTTTCCTGATGGTCCTAATGTTTGCATTAACCATTCAAGACCTAGTACACCCCAAACACCGTATTGTATATCTCCTGGTCCTGCACCACCAGGAAATAAACCAAAAGAGAAAAAATCACTTACATTCATTTGCATATTTCTTGCTAAATCTTCAGGAGCATATCTATCGTATATTTCTTTATGTAGAGCTTGTTCTTTTTTAATACGTTCTTTTGTTAACTCATCTTCAATATCAAACAAATCACGACTACCAGCAGGTATTTGAGCACCCCAAGCTGAATAAGTTACACCTAAAGGTAAGTTAGGATGTGTTTCTAATAATCTTTCAAAATCATAAATAGATGCAGGATTAGCTTTAAACGCTTCTACTTCTCTATTAAACTGTGCTATTTCTCTTTGTTTATTTATTAGATAATTTCTATTATCTAACCAATTTGGATTTATCAATGTTAACCCTGTCGTCTATTAAGTAAATCTAAAATAATAGGTGATTTACTAACTTCATACATAGCAGCAAGAGTAATATCTATACTTTGTGTGTTTGACTCAGGTATCATACCAGGACCTAAAGGTGCTCCTGATGTAGGAACTTCAGTAGGTCTTTCAGATGGTGCAAACACATTTGGTCTTTGTGGTTGTTGTTGTGATGTAGGTCTAGGTTGTATGTTACGTTGTGCAGGTAACGGAGCTGCTTTTTGTTGATTTAATAATTGTTGTTGTTGACCATAAGGTAAACCAGGCATATCTCTTAAAGGTTGTTTTGAACTACCTGGACCACCATCAGTTCTATTTCTATTTTGTGTAGCTACTGGAGCTGGTTTGGCAGGTTGTCTATATCCACCTCGTCTATTTTTCGCCATCAAATTCTCCTGTTAATAAAATTATAATACCTGGTGCTGGATATATGATTTGTTTAACATTATCACCCATAACATCAAGTTCATCAACAACACCATATTCATTGTATATAGTTTCCCAAAAAGTATCTTCGTAATATTCTTCCATTACATACCACCAAATGCACCTGCAATTGAAGGTTGTCCACCCATCATTTGTTGTTGCATCATTTGTTGTTGTATCATCATTTCTTCTTCAGGTGTCATCTGAGGTTCTTGTGGAGTATAAAACTGTTTCATAATCTCTGTTATAGCAGTTGGATACTCGTAAATAGCAATAGCAGCCATTGTAGCTGCAGGGTCACCTTGTGCAGACCTAGCTAGTATAGAATCAAATAATACTTGTTCAGCTTTATTTTTACGTATACGTTCCTGTACTTTAGCTATATTCTCTAAACCATCAATGTTATCTTGTAGTGTTTCTACGTCTATAACACCTGCTTGTAACAATTGCAACCCAGTTACAATTTTTTGTGGTTCATCAAATCCAGCCATAACACCATAGATACGTCTAGTTCTAAAGTCACCACCAATATCTTGTAATACATTATAGTTTTCACTAAATGCAGCACCATTAAGAAAACCAGCCATAGGTTTTTTAGATATGCCTTGTGAGTAAGATAATATTACATCCATCTCTAATCTCTTAGCATCCATCTGTACCATAGCTGATTTAATAACATCTCTATATTCTGAAATCATAAGTGACATAGTGCTGTTTAATTCTGATAGTCCAGCACCAGTAACAAAACTATTAGGAGATTGGCTATCGTCAGTTACAGGATAACCACCTACCATACGCAATTGTCTTTCTAATCTATCTATCTGTTGAAACAATTGATACGGCATATTGTTCATTGGTTTAGAAACTTGTGTACCAGGAGCTAGATAATTAACCGCAAATCGACCTTTTCTATATTGTCCGGATTCTATCTCTCCTGATATGTTAGTTTCTGTAAACACACTGTCTTCCATAGCAATAGCTGACATAATGTTTATTTTTGCCATCATTGCCATCAAACCTATTACGTGGTCGTATTGTCCTTTAAGCTGGTCAAAAGATACACGTTTCATAAATACAAATGGTGGAGTAGATAATACGTTAGGTATAAAATCTAAAATCATATTACGTTCTGGGAATACAATGTATGTACCTCCCATGTCATAGTATTCAATAATTCTTACACCAGAGTATGTATTATCTTCCCAAGCTTGTTCTCTGTTATTTTCATAAGACAAAAATGGTGTAGCATTATCTTGTGCTTCTTCAGCATCTTCATCTTGTTTTAAAATTTGTTCTGCAAACTCTGGATAGATTTGTGCAAGTTTATATCTAGGTACACGTCTAATAACAGCCATTTCTCTTGGTTGTTGGTCAGGACCTAAGTTACCTACAAAAGTATCATAAGGGTCACGTAACTCTGCACTAGGATAAAAGAAACCATTAGTATCACGTTTAGTTGTAATAACCCAAGCACAGTAACCATAACCAGGTAACCATCTAGCTGCTTGTTGTAGTTGACCTAATAAGTTTTGTTTTTCATCATAGTTAGTAACAATACGTTCTAATTTTTCTGCACGTACTTTACTTCTAGTAGAATCATTTTCATTAGGTACATCAACTCTAACTTGTGGTATACCTGAAATCTTTTGTGCAAGTCGGTCAATACCAGATTGCAACATATTAGGAGCTGGTAATAAATCAGCATCAGAGGTTTCCATTGTATTACCTAACAATGCTTTAATGCCATCTGCACCACCATTAAGAATAGCTTTTATTCTAGCTTTCTGTACTTGTCTTTCTTGTACTAACTTACCTGATGTAAGTTCAGCAGCGTTTCTAACTATCTCGTCATAAGTTTTAACATCTAAGTTTTCTATGCCCATGGTGCTTCGTTTATCTCCGTCATCTTATAATCTCCATAACTAGGATTATAATCTAATCCTATGTTGGCAGTATGCTCTTTTTGCATACGCCTAAAAACTTTCATTGGAAACCAACTAGCCATAACTATGTCAGTCTTCTCTTTGTTTCGTTTAGAAACAGGTTTACCATCAAAGTATAACAGTTGTTGTCTGTATTTCTGTATTTTAGCATTAGATTCTCCATCACCAACAGGTAGATGTATTCTTTTATCTTCAAACAAATCTGCCATAGCACCAACACCATACAATGGGTCATGTTTATTTTTACCTGTTAAATGACCTTGTACAGTTATACCAGTACGTAATGTAAATTCTTTTATTGCAGCATCTTGTCGTATAGCAGATTGAAATCCGTTTTCTTCTACTATCCAATGTCTACAATCGTACTCGTGTAACCATATTGCCATTTGGTCTAACGCAGCTCTAATACCACCACCACGTCTGTTTTCTAAATCAACTAAATACAACTCACCTCTGTATTGGTCTATACCCCAAAGTACAGATGCTTGGTAACCACTTGATGCAGGGTCTAGTCCAGCAACAAGATATAAGTTTTTATATACCTGCCCTAGTACTAAATCAGGTCGCATACATTGGTCAATCATGTTCATAGTAAATATTTGCGTACCTTCTACATATGCTTGATTAAAATAAACCATTTCAAATGTTTGCCTACCACCTGTAGATTCAGCAGAATGTAACCTAGACATTAACCATTTAAAAGTTCTTTTACCTGGCCATAACATACAATCAGTATGTTCTTCTTCTAAATGTTCTGGTATTTGACACTCTAATGCATGTGCAGTTTCTACTATGCTTGTAAAGTTATCTGATTCAAGTAAGTGGTTATATAAATCATCAGGGTGCTGTCTTGAACCAATTACAACAACAGCAGTATGTTCCTCTTTACGACTAGATAATGTAGTAGTCCACCATTGTCTTGTACTTTCTCTAGCACCAGGTTGCATAGTAGTTTGGTGGTCTTCAATGTCGTCTGCAATAATTATGTCACAGTCACGTGATAGAATCTTACCACCCTTACCTACAGCAACCATAGTTGGTGATTTAATACCTGCAACTGTTCTAGTACCTACAGTAAATTGGTTTTGTGACCAGTTTTTACCTGACCTGTTATCTGGTTTAAATGATTGACCAGGTGGACAGAAATCTTCTCTAAGTTCTTCATTAGTATCTAGTACGTCAAGTACAGCAGATAATGCGTTTTTAGCTATGTCTTCGTTACCACCTACCCACATAATACGTACGTTAGGGTTTTTACATATCTGATATACAGCAAAGTGTATTAATAACTCTGTCTTTCCATGTCGTGGGGGTGACAGTATCAATAATTCTTTACCGTGTTCTATAGAATCTATAATATTATTAATCCAGTTAGTGTGAAAATCTGCGGTGTCATAGTGTTTTCCTAGTTCTGTTCTAAAGTATTTGTGTCGGAAGTTCGAAAAATTTTCTAATGCAGCTTCTGCTTCAGCTGATAGTTCCCAATCTTCTGCTGCTATTTCGTTTCTACTATCTATCTTGTAGGCAGCGAGCATGCGACTGACAGTAGCTGGGGTGCAGCCAAGGAGGGAAGCTGCGTTTGCTACTGTCATGTCGCCAGTTGCAACTTCTTCGGCTATACCTTCGCTTACGAAAGCTCGGTAATACTGCCCTCTGCGTACAGAAGCATAATCGCCTGTATCAGCATTATACTCTTTATTGATGGGCTTGGTGTCCACTTTGTCATTATGTCGCTTGTCACGTGCAAATTGACGCTTCTGGCACGTTCCTGAACAGAATTTTGTTTGTCTACCTCGTAATTTCTTTCGACAACCTTCTGCTATACAGATTACATTCTTTGACACTATTAACTAACTTTCCGTAGATGTTTGTATAGTGAGAATTATATGCTATAGTCACATTAAATACAAACACTAAACAATAGTATTTTGTTACAGGTAAAGCGGTGACCGGGACATCAAAAGCTGCTCACAGGTAAAACTGTACACTAGAAAGACAAAGGCAGTACCCAAGGACATTAAAAAAGGTTTAGTCAGGACTGGTACATACATTGCCCGCTCCTGCCCAGAAAGGCAACTACTATAAGGCTTTTATCTGTACGAAAGATTACCAACATATTTTTTAGACCTTACGTTAATATATAGAACACCTTAGATTAACATTAGGTAGTCAAACTAACAGAAGTAAGCATAAATACTGCATACCTATACAGAATTTTATTCTGTATGCAGTATTATGCTTTCTAGTTCTGTAGTTTGACTCAGAATGCAGGCATTCTGTAGTTAAATGCAATACCCTACCGGTTACTTTAATTCATTGATATCTGCATTTAACTTACCTATGTTAATCTGGATAGCTTATCATCTTTAGTATGTTTGTTAGGTGTCCGACAAGTTGTATCTACTGCTTGCTTTAATGCTTCCGACACAATAAATTATCATACTCTCACGTCTTTCTATAGTTCTTTAGAAATTCTTTATGAATTTCTCTAAAGAACAGAAAGGACAGTGAGAGATATGATTAATTGTTTATTGTGCGGTGAAGCATTCACAAGCAAGGGCAGTAGAATACATGACTTGTCATGGGACACTGCTAACAAAACATACAAGAAAGATGACAAAGGTATGCCGAAGGCATACGCTTTGGCTATCCACAGAAACTGTTATTGGGATAAATACAATGCAGAGAAAGAAAGTGTAGCACAATAGTGCTACCTTTCTTCCGCATCTGGAAGTATTGATATGACCATTAATGGCGTAAATATAGTACATTGCGGTTATTGTCAACACGAAGTAATGAGTGATGACAGATACCCAATATACTTACGAAGTAAGGGTGTGTCCATACCTTCTTATCTACACAATAGTTGTGGTGTTAAGATAGATAACTTAGGCGAAAATGTATGGCATTTTCACAAGTTATCTTGGACATATCAAAAGAAACTAAACAAACAAGATACGTTATTTTAAGAAAGGAAATTATGAATTACGTAAACGTTGAAAAACTAAATGAAGCAATCGCAGAGATTGGGAAGTATGTTACTAATGATACTATTGTAACAATAGAAAAGGCATTAACACAAGGTATCCAAGATTGGTATGATAATCAAGCTAATGGATTAGCCGAAAGTGATACCAAAGCATTGGGTATAAAAGTAGTTGATGAATATGCATTTGATGAAAGCCCATTCTAAAATTACGCACAATATGATGAGTGCCGACATGAATATGTTGGCATTCATCCAAATGGAATTAAGTCATGGACATTTTGACCACTTAATAATTGGCGTATCTCTTATGATAATGGAAAAAATTGTGTCTTTCTTTTTTTCTTTACGAAAAATAAAGAAAGACTTTATATATATAAAGGAAGGAAATATATGACTAAAGAATATGTGCCAGTAGATTGCGGTGTATGTCATACACCAATTGACGCATGGCGTGATAGAACATGGGCATCTGTGCCTATTGATGGTAACTTGGAAAAGATACCATTTTACTTACACATTAATTGCGTAAGAGAATTACATAGAAAATCTGCAGACTATGTAAAGAAAGAAACTAATGCAGAAAACAATACTACAGATGCGAAAGGAACTGTATCAACTACTGCACCGGTAGAAGATACTGTATCTGTATAACAAATACGGTGTATAGCTTGCAGTCTATAGATTATTCTATGGACTGCTGGGTATATTATACCAATAGTCTAGCTTCCGCACGGAATAAAGTAAAACATATTAAGTTGGCTAGACACGATAGAAAGGAATAAAATGCGACAATATACAGACAGTGCAGATGCTATCAAAGCATATGCAGAGGAAGTTAACTTTGACTTTACAAATGTAAAGGTTGAGGAACTAACCGAAGGCGAAAATAATGAGAGAGGTGGATTAAAACTTGCGTTTAAAAACTACCAAGGTGACGACATGGAAGTAACTGTTATACATACATGGTTTGATACCTTTGCTGTTACATTTTGGACAGAAGAAAAAGGTAGTGAAACTATGCAAGATATATATTTCCCAGAATTAATGGAACTATTCAAGGGTTTAAAAGTTGCTTTAACCGGAGTAACAAAAGATGAATGGAATAAAATTCTAAATCACCAAAGTCAATTGGAGGAAGAATAATGGCTAAGAAATATAAAATATATTTTATAGGCGAACGTACATACACAGCATCAAGTGAAGACCAAGCTATACGTATGGCGGAAACACACCTAGAAAATCTACCACCACAATTTAAATTAGATATAGGAGGTGTACGTAGTGAAGACTAATAAAGAACATTCAATGTATCCAAGCTATATATATTGGAAAGAAAATGAACGTACAATTAAGGATAGAATAAAGGTAAGATTTGAATTGGATTACGATTTAAAATGAGTAGCCCAACTGGACAACCTTACCCACAATGTTACAAATGTTTAGAATACACAGAGTATCCATTAGAAGAAGACGAACTTTGTTTTAATTGTAACGTTATCTAAATGAATACTTGGCGTTCTTTTCTTTTTCTTTATGGAAAATAGAAAAGAACTTATTATTAATTATAAGAAAGGGAATATATGGATATTGATGACAAGCTAGATAATCTAACTAATACACAGTTACGTACTGTTATTAAGTGGACACTAGCAGATACACATAATGCAGCTAAAAATTACTCAGGACTTGATGAGAGAGTCAAGGGTTGGTGTGCAATGCTTAATGAAGCTATTGAATATCAAATTGATAAAGCTGTTAATAAAAATAATAGAGAGGAAGAATAATGAGTACTAAAGAAATATTAGAACACGTTAAACAATTATCTATGCGTATAAATGTGTTAGCTGATATGCAGATGTTAGTTATGGAAGAATTGGGTGATAAAAATCCAAGGTTTCAAACAAAAGCTATAGCAAAAATATTATCGCACGATGAACTTAGAGAAGACTTTACTGAGTTTGTACAAACTGAAAAAGGTATGTCAGATAATGTAAAACTATTTATGCAAGATATAAATGAGATGATTAAAGATATAAGAGAGGAAGAATAATGCCTAACATATGTAGAAATAGCGTTGAAATTACAGGTGATACAAAAGATATTACTAAATTTTTAAATACTATTACAAAGAAAGATGATAATGGTGAGTACTATTACAGCTTCACAGAGGCTAGTCCTATGCCAAAAGAATTACAAAACTTACACCAAGGTTTAAGAACTATTGATGGTGTTAGATGTAACGTATGGTATGAAGATGATGATGGTGCTAGGCCAATGCTTGATATAACTAAAGATGAATTGATAGATAAGTATGGTACATATGAACCAATTAGTTGGCAGTATGACTACTGGGGTACTAAATGGGGTGATATGTCAACACAATTAGTATCAGATACAACAATTGATGGTAAAAGAACTGTGCAATTTTGGTTTGAATCTGCATGGGGACAACCATTTATATTATTACATGACATATGTACTAAGTTTAGTTTAACTATGAAAAATACATATGACATTGAGTTTGAAGAAGAACTTAAAACAGATACGTATCCTATAGAAAACGCAGAAGAAATGTTTAATGAATACAGAAATAGTATGCGTGATATGAGAAGTAGCGTACGTGATGTTGTATAAAGAAAACTTAATAGTACAATATGCACACTGCGGTGAATGTTTACAATCTAAACCACCACATTATTCGCCAATGGAATGGCAAGATATATCAGTAGGTTTAGTTGAAGATATGCAACACTTACAAATATGGTGTAATAGACATGATGCTGAAGTTGCTTTGTTAGCTTTAGCAAGCAAAGTTACACCAGATATGCAGTGTGATTGTAGTGAACATGATTAAAGTCAATGCAGCAATACTGTAATTGAAACGCAGAGCTATTTACATTGTTGACTTCCCCTTTGTCAACCGATAGACCATAATGTAGATAGCTTGTAGCACATAGGTAGTAACTCAATTTCCAACTTCTACTTGTGTGTTACAAGCTATCTATGAATGTTTTAGAAACGATGTAATATCTACAACTACAATTCATAGATGCAAAGCTAGTTATGTGTATTCATGCCCAGTCTAAACAACATAATTAGCGTCTATGTATGTAAGCCTTTCTCTTTATGAGCCAAAGGCTTACATACTATAAAAAAAGAAAGGAGATATATGCCATCAGGTGATTACTTAGAAGTACACGAACAAGATGACATTGAGTTCATGGTTACTCTTACATATTTAGATATGCCAGGAGCACCAAAAGAACATAATGCTAGAACTGTACGTGTGTTGTTAAAAGCCAAAGATATAATTCAAGCTGTAACTATGGCTACAACAATTGACATGGTAAACAAAGCAGAAATGATGACCGATTTTATCGGTTCACATCCATCGCTAATAAATAAACAAGTATTTACTAGAGATGAGATAAATAATCTAAGGCAGCAAGCTATAGATAATGGTGTATTTGCTAGCTGGCTAATGCATCCAGCATCTGCAATACAAGTTGTTCAATATGATAAGAGTCAAGAAATGAATGATATCGTATTGAATGACGTAATGGAACATGCTTCTCACTTGGGTGACCAAGCTGAGGAGTTCTTAAAAGATATAGACGAAGGAAAGGAAGGTACAAAATGAATTGTTGGGAATTACTTGACAATGTAATAAGTGTATCAAATAGAATATTACTATATGGGCCACCAGGTACTGGTAAAACATATAGTGCTGTAAAGCAAAATCAACCTATAAATGCGTTTGGCGAACCAAATGTGTTTCAAATTACAATGACAGAAGATACTGCTTCTGCTAATTTAGAAGGCTTTTATAAACCAAGTAAAGATGGTGGCTTTCAATGGCATGACGGTATCGCTATACAGGCATGGCGACATGGTGGTAGATTGGTAATCAATGAGATTGACCACGCATCACCAGACGCTATGACTTTTCTGCATGCAATTTTAGATGACCCAGAGATAGCAGGTATCACTCTTAACAATGATAAGAGAGAAACTGTTAGACCAGCAGATGGTTTTCAGGTTATCGCAACAACTAATAGTCCACCTGAGAGTTTACCTTTGGCACTCAAAGATAGATTCCCAGTTAAAATTAATATGGATACAATACATCCAAAAGCTTTGGCTGTATTTCCTACTGAGTGGCATAAAGTTATTAATGAAACTACATTAGTTGATGACCCAGAACAACGTGTATCTATACGTGCATGGAAAGAGTTCTTTATGCTTAAAGACCAAGACTTCAGTCAAGAAGTTGCAGCTAAACTTATATTTGCTGATAAATCAGAAGAAATTATCGATGCAATACTACTAGCTAAAGCTAATGACTAAAGCATATCCATATCCAGAGATTGTAACTGGAGAAGACTGGACTGTTTATGGTACTAGCGAATTTAATTCAACACCACGTACTGACAATGTCAATAACAAGATGGTTGTACCACTTGATAGAGAATGTGAGGCATGTGGTGTTAATCATAGTCGTATGGTACGTAGACATCAGTTAGGTCGTGCTAAATGGTCACCTAAAACATTAGGTAAGTTTGGTCCAGATGTAAGACAAGAAGCTGTAGAAATACTAGAACGTATGCGTATTGATTGGCTACTTGGTTATGCAGGTAGAGGTATAACAGACCCTTATGTATGCCAAGAGTTTACAGATATGCAAGTACTTAAAGTAATCTATGAAGGTTCTATTGCAGAACTAATTACTTGTTTTCTTAATTTAGTTACATGGATTGATTCAAAACATCCACGTGCATATTATTCTACTAGTGCTAACTTAACTGGTAGAGCACAATGGTACTTAAGTGTACTAAGTAATTGTGCAGATGATATGCGTTTTACTGAGGCAAGACGTATGGAATATCTATTTGTTTATCATCAAGTATATAAGTTTATGAGAAAGCTTATAGACGATAGACGAGCTGATTTACCTACGTTTGCTGCTGTAAAAAGACAAGCAAAACTTTTGTCAATACTATTAGAAATGGATGAACGTCCAGATAAACAATATGTATTTAAACCTATGCCTAAGAAAGGTGAAGGTAGTGGCGAAAGTTCTGATGAATCTGAACAACAACAATCAGGTGGTTATGGTAATGGTTCTGCTAAAGACTTAGAAAAACGTATGAAACGTAAACTTATGGAAGACATGTCATACTATACAAGTTCTAGTATGGGTCAATGGGGTGAAATGAGAATACATGAACCACCATTGTCAGTTAATCTACAAGCTAGATTAAAGAATGGCAGAGATTATAGACCACAAGATTATGGTTACAATCCTAAATACATTAATAGATATTGTATTGACAAGAAGATATTCAAACAAAGACAACGTGTCAAAGGTGGCACAATATTGATTGACGCTTCTGGTTCAATGCGATTTGATGGTAAAGATATCTTAGATATTATGATGATATTACCTGCAGTTAACATTGCTATGTACAATGGTAGTGGTAACTGGGGTGACTTACGTATCATTGCTAAGAATGGACTACGTGTTAATGATGATTATTTAAACATACACTCTGGCAGAGGTAATGTTATAGATGGTCCAGCATTACGCTGGCTAGCTGAACAACCAGCAAGACGTATATGGGTTAGTGATATGAAAGTGTTTGGTAGAAACGATAGCAGTGTTGGTTACAATTTACTTAGAGATTGTATAGACACATGTACTAAAGCACAGATAATTAACTTAAAAAACGTAGAGGAAGTAAAAGAACACGCATTAAAACTAAGCGTGCTAAACTAAATAGCAGGTAAGGTACTAGCAATAGTGACGTGTTCCTTTCCACGTAACCCTTACTAAGTAATGGAATAGAGTCGGAGGAGAACTCCGGACGAGGTTTTTCGCACATCTTGTGCAAGTCAATCCCTATAGTGAACACCATTACGCTATTTTTTTTTATATAAAGTTTGACTAAATATCAATGAAAGTATAATGAATAGTATGAATATAGATGATATGCTTTACGAAGCAGAAAATGGTAAAAGAAGTCCGATACTTGACAGGATAACTGAAGAAGCTGAACCTTTTTGGCATGGCTGCGAAGAACGTGTTAAGTCAGGACGCAACATAAAACCATATGTTGTTTCAAGATTATTGAAAGAACAATATGGTATCAAAATAAGTGAGAGTGCAGTGCGTAATCACTTTGAAAACTTGGCGAATCTAGGTTCACAATATGAGTGATAAAGATATTGATAAGCTATTTATAGAAGCTGAATCTAAATTAGTTCAAGAACTCAAAGCTGATAACCTTAAACTACTTAAGTCATTAGAAAAAGCTAAAAATAAAAAAGCTGATATGATTGAAGCAGTTTATGAAGCTGTATCTACTAACCTTCGTACATGGGACAAACCAAATATCCCTAAACCTAAATTACATAAACGTAATAAGAACGAAGAAGTAGCTGTAGCTGTACTCTCAGATGTACAATTGGCGAAGGTAACGCCAGATTATAACACACAAGTAGCAGAAGAACGTGTAATTGAATATGCAAATAAGATAGTTGAATTGACAAATGTTCAACGTTCTGCACATCCAGTTAATAAATGCGTAGTCCTAGCTGCTGGTGATATCGTAGAAGGTGAGCTTATATTCCCAGGTCAAACACATTTGATTGATGCAAGTTTGTACAATCAAGTAACAATAGATGGCCCAAGAATACTTACCAAATTCTTTGATACATTATTGGCGAACTTCCAAGAAGTAGAAGTACATTGGGTAATAGGTAATCATGGTTCATTAGGTGGACGTGCAAGAAAAGATTATCACCCAGACTCTAACGCTGATAGAATGCTAGGCAAAATAATGGATATGGTATATGAAAAAGATAAACGAATATCATTTGTTATTCCTGATAGTGAAGGCGATAATCATTGGTTTGATATTGCTGATTTGGGTAAGGGATGTAAATTCTTTGTATGGCATGGCGATAATGTAAGAGGACACAGCGGTTTTCCATGGTATGGCTTTGGTAAAAAGTTATTAGGATGGAAAGCACTAGCGTCTAGAGGTTTAATGCCTGACTTTGATTATGCTATTGCTGGACACTGGCATACACCTACAACTATGTATGTTAATGACATAAGATTGTGGGTAAATGGTAGTACTGAAAGTTACAATACATATGCATTAGAACAATTAGCGAGCATGGGAAGACCATGTCAATGGTTATTGTTTGCTAAACCTAATCATGGAGTAACTGCAGAATACCTTGTAAAATTGTCACATAAGTGACTATAATGAATACTATGACAAACATAGACACTAAGTCTAGTTGGGAGTTAACAGGCATAGAGTACAGTGGTTTAGGTGATAAGCCATACTTTATTCTGACCAACATAAATGGCGAGTGCAAGCTTGTACCCATAGAAAAAGGGGTACATAACTTGCGAAGTTTATTAGACTTAGATAAAGAATAGAAGTATTTGTTTTTCTCTTTATGAGAAAAAAACAAATACAGAAGGGAATGTTATGACTAATAACGTTGACTTACTATCCCCATTTCCACAGGAGATAGTTAGGAAAGCACCAGCTGGTAAGTTTGGTGATTATGTTCCACACGCACACTACGTTGAGCGTTTAAGGGACAGTGGAGTTAAATACACATGGCAATGCGAACCTGTATATGGTACATACAATGGTGAAAAACGTATTGTCGGTGCTAAAGGTACTATAACAATTGATGGCATGGGTAGCTATGATGGCTTCGGTGACGTTGATACATTTAAGCTAGGTAATGCTAAGTTTAATGATGGTACTAATCTTAAAGATGCAGAGTCTGATGCATTTAAACGTGCATGTATGAGATTTGGTCTAGGCGTAGAGCTATGGTCAGGTTCAGTACAATCAGAAGAAGAAGCTACATCTTATGGAACTGATGGTTACACTCAAGAAATGGCTGACAAAGATGCCAAGGTTGAAGTAACTAAAGTAGATATGCGTAAAAAAGAGAACAAACCTACTAAGGAAGATGTTCAACGCATGAATGACATTATGGATAGTATCTTAGATACTGAAAATAATGAAGCACCATTCTAATGCAGGACTTAAACTTTATAGTAAATACTATACAGTCTATGACTGCATCAGTACAAAATAAAGAAACTCTAAACAAAATCATAGGTACTGCTAATCAATACGCAGTTACTATGAAGTTTCCTGCTGATAAAACAACATGGTCAGATAAACAATTAACAAAGTATTTCGATATGATTGAAAGACTTGTTGATATGCCTGTTGAGTATACACAAGATGAGTTTGATAGCTTATCAATACAAGAAAAACTATCAGCAGTTGGTATAGAGTCAGAAGATATCACACCAGGATTACAAGATTCTAGTGGAGTGATAGGAGGAATAGTAAATAAAATGGAACAACAAAATAAGTATAGAGATGACTTAAAATGTCCATATTGTGGAGAAATGGTTTATGATAATCGTAACTCTAAAAGGTCAGATAAAAGTCCAGACTTTACATGTAGCACAAATGACCCTGCAAAATGCGGAGGACATAGTGGTAAGTGGCGTAAGTCTTGGTGGTTAGACAACTCAGATATACCTGAAGAATGGGGTATTAACTAATGATACCTGAATACTTTAGAGGCAGAGAAATACCTGCTTTTATTAAATCTAAAACACAGTTAGTTGCTTGGGCATTAACTGAGTTTATTGATGATGAACCAATTAGTAATTGGGAGTTTGTGGCAGAACTACATTGCCATAGGTTTGGTGGAATAATACATAATCTTAGAGCAGAAGGTTATGAAATTACTACCTTACCTAGTAAGAAACGTGGGTTAGTACATTACTACTGTACTAAATTACCTACTAAGAAAGCTGCTACCATTAGCTAATGATAGAAGTATTGGTCGGTTGTATGATACCCCTGTTGATTACAACCGATACATTACCAGAGTACAGGGACTGTATGGAAGTGGCTTCTAAAGTCGAGTATGTGTTAGAACATACAGACCTTGTACAAAGGTACTTTAAGGAGGACGACATCTTGCAGGCACTAAATGTAATTTACTGTGAAAGTTCAGGAAAACCTGATGCAGTAGGCAAGAACACAAATGGTACTGCAGATGTTGGACTCTGGCAATTTAATGATAATACATGGGCTTGGTTAAAACCTAAGCTTGATATAATAAGTAATAGGACTAATCCAAAAGTATCTACAGCTGTAGCTAGTTGGTTAGTCTACAATGATGGATGGCATCATTGGAATAGTAGCAAGCACTGTTGGAAAGATTACAATAACAGATACTTGTATATGGAGGAAACTAATTAATGAATGAGTATTATAAATCGTATACATCTAACAAATGGAACATATGGCGTAACCAATTAGATTCAAATACGTATGATATTAGATGTAAAAATTGTCGTAAAAAATTTGAATCTGATTATATGTACACAGAGAGATGTGTATCTTGTGAACAGAAAATGTTTGACGAATATTTTGGAGAGGAATAAATGGCGAAAATAGACATAAATAAAATAAATATATTTACACACCATAAGTATTTAAAAGTATGGGCTACACAGTTTAATCAAGCATGTGGTAGTGATACATTTAAAGTACAACCTGATATGAAAAAATTAAGGTTTCTTATGGATAAGTTTGTAGCAGATTACAATTGGCATCTAGAACAATTAGAATCAGAGTTTCAACAAGATGCTCATGTAAAAGATTACAGACGTTTAGAAGAAGAATAATGGAAAGTTTATCACCAATAAGAGAAGAAGCTATGAAACGTGCAGGTGGTCGTTGTGAGTGGGCTTATTGTAATGATAACAAGTGGCTAGAGCTAGCACATATACAAGGCATAGGTATGGGTGGCAACAAAAAACGTAAGTATGATATTAATAATGTTGCCATACTATGTAAATGGCATCATGATATATATGATGGTAGGCAATCAAGTGGACATAGTAAAGCTATAAGAGATTTATTAAAAGGATTTCTAAAAAGAGAAAGTACTATAACTTAGTATTTTTATTTTTTTTATTTCTATCTTCCCATACTGGAAGGGTTGGTGAACTATTTAAACGTGTAATAGTATTACCTGCATTACTACCCCAAGGATTTACTGGTTTAACACCACCAGGAAGTAATCCATAGTTTATAGCATCTAATACTTTGTAACCTTTAGCAATATTTTTAGCCCATTTTTTAGCAGTACCTTTGTAACCTTGAACAGTCATATCCCATGCTCTTTTAAGACCATCTTTATTTATAGTAGGAGATACACCAGGAATTATAGGTTTATTATCTTTTTGTTTAGGAAAAGAATATGTTTTATCACCTATAGATTGCATTAATTTAGCATCATTTTTTAATTTAATACCACGATAAATGTTAGCTACATCAGCAGCAGTAAGTTGTTCTTTACCTTTAACACTAGCAAATGCTTTCTCAGCTAATGCATTGTGTTGTTTTACACGCCTTTTAAGTTCGTCTTTACCAAGACCAGCTTTACCTTCACCTACTAATTTATTGTAATTAGGACTTCCCATTATAGATTTTCTAATGTATATACGTTACGTTCGTCTATTTTTGGAGCTGCAACTGCAGCAGCAACTGAGTTAACAGATACTTGACCATCACTTTTACCATGTGATACAGGTTCTTGTACTAATCCCATGTCAGTAAGTACACTATGACTAGCGATTTTTTCAAAGTTAATACCTGATTCTACAATAGATTCTTCATCTTTATTTTCTAAAGATATTTCGTGTTTGTTATGATAATGTCCAGGCATTATTTACTCACTTTCTTAACAGGTTTAGCTAATTGTTTTTTAGCAAACTCTTTAATTACTACTAAAGCTGCAGACGCACCTGATATTGCAGCTAACTGTACTGTATCAGCATCTACACCAACTAATGGTGCTACTGTTAATGCACCAATAAATGCTTCAACAAATGTCCATAATGTTTTTTCTAATATATCTTTATATTCTTTACTCATAATTATCCTAACTTAGAAACTAATCTTATTATTTTTGGAATACCTTTTTTAGATTTCCAAGCTTGAAATTCTTTAAGACCTTTTTCATAATTAACTTTAGTTAATTTTTCATCAATCCATTTTTTCTCACCAATAGGTCCACGAATCATATGGTCTATTATAGCCGCAGGAGTTTTAGCAGTATCACCAACGATAGTTGCTGCATACTGTGATAATGAACTGTAATTTCTACTTATATCAGATGCTTCATCAGTAAAAGAAATCATTTTTTGTAATTGTCTTTTAGCTTCTTTTTTACTTGCATCATCAGGAAAATATTTATTTTCTAATTCATTATTTGAAAGTGGTTGTCTTCGTTCAGAGGAAAATATATTATCATTTACTGCCTCATCAACTTCATCTAATAAACCACTTTTAACTTCATTAATAAAATCATAAACAGTCCCTTTAAATTCCATAGCAAAATCTCTTGTTCTAGCTTTACGTGCTTGTAGTTCTTGATTGACACCAGCGACTGTATTAGGCATTGGTTTATCTTTTAAAAATTCCATAGTTTCTTCATTCCAACCTTTAATACCTCTAAAACTACCTGTATCAAATGCTCTAGTTTTATTTTCTGATACTACTTTATCTGGTAATCTAAACACTTCTTCAAAAAATGTATCTGGATTAGTTGGGTCATAAGAGAAACCAAACTTAGCTAATTTATCACTTAATGATGCAGGTTTAGAAAACTTAGGATTAATTTGTGGACCACCAACTCCACCTGGGTTTAAACGTTCACGTTCTCTAGCTCTAAAATAAGATACAGTATCGCTTGTTTGTTTATCAGCTTTAACTTTATCATAAGCTGCTTCACCTTCTGCTTCTATAACATCATCATATTCACCTGCACCAACTTCGTAATATTGATAATTTGCAGTTTCTGCCCAGTCAGCTGATTTGTTAGCTTGATTTTTAATGTAATCTGTAGAAGACTTACCATCTTTTTTAGGGTCATAATTAGGATTATCATAATAATCTACATTCTGACCACCTGTATTATTGCCGCCTTTAAATGCTACCATTTATACTCCTAAAAAAACTTACTAAGGTTTAACAATAATTTTTTATTAACTGGTAAACCATATTCTTTTTCCATATTTCTTAACGCTAGTCTAACAAGATTATTTTTATTTGCAACGTTTGGATACATTGCCTTTAATTGATTCATTTGATTAACTAAAGATTCTTGTGTTTTATATTCAGCTTTAGATATTCTAGGTGTACTCTCATCAATAGCACTAGGTACATATGTTTGTTTAGGTTTGTATTCTCTTTTTGTTTTATCATAAATTTCTATTTTACCTGGTTGTTCTTTACTAGCTCTTTCAGCTTGTACATCTGAGTCGTATCTTACACCTGATAATCTATCAGTACCAAAAGAAGTAATACCAGTACCTATTGGTTTTGCTTCATCAACTTCAGGTCCTACTTTTAAAAATATTGACTTACCTTTTTTATCAATACCTACAGGTAATTTATCTCCAACATTAAAACCCATTTCTTTTATAGTTTTATTTCCTGCAGCAGTTGGATGTTTAAAATTAATAGGTATTGTATTATCACCATAAGCTTTTTCATAATTTATTTTTGCTGCAGCTTCTAAATCTTCTTGAGTTTTATTCATAAATCCACCACCTATTTTCATATCACCAAAGTTTTCTGTAAGCATAGGTTTAGTTTGTGTACCCATAGCTTGTCCTTCTAGTAAACCACCCTTACCTTGTTCTATAATATTTGCTTGTGATTCGTCTAATGATTTACTTAATTTTTGTGCACGTTTAGTTTCAGTAGATAAATCTATTTTGTCAAAATCTTGTACCATTTTGTTGTATTCTTTAATTTCAGCACTACTTTCAAATGGCATTTGTTTACCAATGTTGCTTTCATTTGCAGTTTTAATTAAATTATATTGTTTTACATGACTATCTACAGGTCCGTAATACTTATCATCATATAAACCTGATTCTCTTTGTAAATATTCTAAGTCTTCAGTTGCTTGATTAGCAGCTTCTACTGCTTTTGTTAAAGCACTGTCACCAACTGAAGGTAATGTTTTTGATATGTCAGTTCCAGATGTACGTAACATACGACTAATACTAGATTTAGTTACTTTTAATGCAAGTTTATCTGATAGTCCTTTGTTTTTAGCAGTAAAATATTGTTTAGTTAAACGCAATTCATTGTCACTAAAATCATTCAATGATTTATAAACAGGTACATATTTTTCTACAAAACTAGGTCTAGGACCAGCTGAACTTACATCTTTTAACATAGGTGTATAACCTCTACGAAGTTGTTTACCTATATCAATGTCAGCTTGTATATCTGACAAACCTCTAGATACAGTAGTTTCTATATCACCTACTTTTCTAGGTACATCTCCTTTACTTTGTTTAAATATTTGTTTACTTTTTACACCACCTATATTTTCTACATCACTTATATTTGCTAAGTTACTATCTTTAAATTCACCTAAGCCATGATTACCTGTTGATTCTAAAATTTTATTTATAATTGCTGTATCAAATGCATCATCAGCACCTTCAGATATTAATTTACTTGCATCTACTGAACCTAATGCTACTTCACCACCTAATTTTAATTCAGCATGTATGCTTTTTAATACAGGTAAATCTTTTTTACTAACATTAAATTTATTAGATAAACGAACAGAACGACTACCACCTTTAGTTAATTGTTCTATAATGTATTCTATTCTGTCTATGTCACTCATATTATTCTTTTTCCATCAAGCTTAGCAGATAATATTTTGACTTCACCACTTATCTCTTGCAATTTTTCCATAACTTGTTTAGGTTGTATCATATCTGGTGGAGCTGCATTAGAAACTTCAGGTGTAGGTAACTTACCATCATAATCTATATATTCTACTTCTACATCTAATCCTGATTCAATAGCAGCTAATACACGAGGATATACAAGTGCATATGCATCACGACTTGAACCAATAAACCCATCTTTAGCTACTAAATTGCTAGTTTGTGTGTTACCTAACAGCAAACAACCTGCAGTATTTTCATCTGTATTACCTGAATGCCATAGTATCCATTCAAATCCAGGTACATCTAATACCCATATCATACCTTTATGAAAGTCTGCACCATATCTGGACAGATAACGATTATGAAAACCACCTTCTGTACGTAAACCTAGCTTATAAGTACCAGCAGGTATGCGTGTTTCACCCCAGACTTTAACATCACGTTGTTCATCTTCTAATGTATAACAAAGAAATGTACGCTTACCATTGTTGACTTCAAATAACAAACCTGATGTAGAGTCTTTTTGACTACTAACTCTTAATACTTCGTATTTCAATTGATTCCCACACTTTACACCAACCTCCTGGTGCTACTTGTTCTTTGAATGCAATGCAATAGTTATTAATATAATGTTTGCAATTAGAACAATACTGACCAGTTGTATTACTTCTGTTAACATATGCTCCTGGTAACGCCATTACTTTTTCTTACGAATCTTTTTAATTTTATTGTTATGTGTTTTAGCATAAATAAAATTTTTAGTTTCACGAGTGACTGTACCTTCATAGGTTTTGTCACCCCATTTCCAACTTACTGTTTTAGCCATTACCACTTAACCTTATGTGACCAATACTTAGCAGATAATTTAGATTTAGGTTTACCTTGTGCATTATGTCTAGCATAATACGACTTTTTACGTGCTTTATCTTTTTTACTTTTAGGATTTTTACCAGCACCTTTAACACCTTGTTGTCCAAATCTAATTAACTTATACTTGTTACCTTCTTTAGCCATAACAACATGTGATTTTGTTTTGTGACTAGGTGTAAGCTTAGGTTTATTAACACCTTTAAGGCCGTTCTTTTTCATAATAGCTTTAACTCTATCTGGAACTGCCATTATATCTCCTGTTTTCTCGTTTAACTAAGTATAATGATAGTATATTACTAAAGCTAGTTATTAGTGCAGTTATCACTGCCGTGCTTACAATTACAAATTTGTACAAACGAACCATCTTCTTTTTCTTTTACCATACACATACTATCCTCCTATTTTAAATAATAACTCTGTAAAATTAGATTCTAACATATCTAGTTCACTATTCATTTCCATAACCATAGCATCACAAGCGTTCTGATGTGATTTAATTTCTTCTATCGAGTTGAATACCCAACCAAATGCACTAATTACTATTGTTGCAATTATTGGAATGATTGTTTTTGTGTCTATTTTTAATGTTGCCATTATTCTCCTACATTAAGGCAGCAACAACAACACCACCTACTGCTACCAATAATCCTAATACTTTATAAAATTCTGCTTTGTCTAGTTTTGCGTCTAGTTTACTATCTATTTCATCAAGGCGTTTTAATACCATATCTAACATCTCCTTCTGTGTATAACCATTACCGAGATAGTCAGACATTATGGAAGGTCATCCTCTGACATATAGATGTCATCACTCCAGGTGTATGCTTTATCGTAGTAGTTACGATTTTCCCAATCCCAAGTACTTAATCTTTTAAGAGTTGATACAATATCTTTTAAAAAAATACCTAATAAAAACCCAATTATAAAATCCATAAGCAGGATTATAACATATTATAACTTTTTGGAAATCATTTTAGAACTTCTACCAGTTTTAGTATTTTTATTTTTTTCTATAACTTCAGAAGTTAAATATTTTTTAATATCTTCTTCTTTTAATATTAATTCATTAGTTGCATAACTAACAATTTTTTCTACTTCTTCAGGATTGTGCATATCTATTTCTTTATCAACTAAAATATCATCAATCCATAAACTAAATTTAACTGAATAACTTATATATTCTTTCATTCTATAATCCTTTCTTTTATTTTAGCTAAAGTTTTATTTAACATTTTACTTTCGTGAAATCTAGCATATCTATTTATTAACGGTACATTGCTTTCCCAAGAACTTGCAGTACTACAAACATTCATAATTTTTGCTAAATCATTTGACATTTCAAACATTTTAAATTTAATTTTTTTATTTGTTAAAAAATTAATAAAAGCTAAAGGTTCATTTTGTTTAATAATAAATTCATCTACATTTGACCACAAGTTAAATTCTACTTGTATAGGTCTAAACCATTTACCAATATTATATTGTCCAGGAGTTACTGAACCATATTGCATATGAGGTGCATTAATAAAATAAGGAGCTGTAAATTGAACTTCTAAACTTTCATCAGCAAATAATATTATTGGATAACTATATTCTAATAATATTTGATTATTTAATTGTGGTTCTCTTTTTATTGTTGCACTTAAAGAATTTTTACCAGTAGATAAAGCAACGTTTGTTATTTTATAACTAGATTCTATAGGATTTTCTAACACATATAAATTTTTAGATAAGTTTTGATAAGCAGTACAAGATAAATAAGCTCTATTATTTAGTTCTTTACTACGAGTTTTATTTATATTTTTATTTAATAAACTACTTAAACTAACAGGTTCTTTATAAAGTATTGACCAATCTTCTGTTTGATGTAAATTATCAGGACTTGCATAATATACAGTTATTTCTTTCATAATAATTTATTAGGTCTTTTATTAATTATGTTATTAATTATAGGTCTAACATTTTTATAGTAACTTACAATATTGTTACTGTATTTATAATATTTATTTATATTATCTGTACTATCTATATAATTTAAATCTACTTTGTAATTGAACATTAAGTTAGCAAATGATTTACCAAGTGTTAATGTTACAGTTGCTGATTTATCTGTTGTTTGCATATAAGTAGGATTTATTTCTCTTATCCAATTATTAATATAAAAACCTCCAGGTACAAATACACAATTATCATAAGTTTTTTCATCAGGTGGTAACATAGTAATTTCAATATCTTTAGCATCATCAGTAGCAAACACTAAATAAGTATGCAATTGCAAAACAGCTCTACCATTATGTAGCTGTACATTAATTATATGATTAAATACATCACTGACTTCATCTGTTACTTGCATATCTTTATTATTAAAATTCCAATAAGCAAATGGTTTTGCATTGTTATCAAGACCAAAAGTAATTTCTACAGTGTATGGAGATAATAAGTTATACAATTTATTATGCGTAGATTTAATAGCAGGACAACCAAAGTCAATTGTTTTTCTTTTAATAATTTCAGGTAACAAAAACTTAGGTATTATTGAGTTAGGACTTTGCGTGTAAGATACTTTATGTTTTTTTTTATCATTAAATATCATATTTACGTTTTTTAAAATATCCTTTACTAAAACTTCTATGTGCTAAATATTGTGATTTAATAACTTTATTTTTAAGTTCTTCATCCATAGGTTTCATTTCTACTTTTGTATCAGTTCTTTTAAATGGAATGTAATAACATAGTGGTGTTCCAGCTTTTATATACACTTCATCTTTATCACTAACATAAAATATTTGTGGATTAACTTCGTGATGAATATCAATATCTATAACACCATATGGTACATACCAATCATCCATTTGGTCATAATGATAAAACATTGGTAACTGCATTAAACTATAACCAGGAGGACCTATTATTTGTATTGGATTTACAAATTTAAATACTTTTTTAATTGGACTATTTATGTGTTGTATCATTTGACTATCGTGATGTATTTCTATTTCAAATGCTTCATTAGCAATTTTCCAATAATTAATATCGTGATTATCTTTAGCTACAGAAAACCACATATCTACAGGTGCAGGTAATACATAACCTAAATTAAATATATCAGCAAAACTAGGACAATATTTTACAGTTCTACCATTAGGTATTATTTCTTTTCCTACAACAGGAAATGACAAACCTTCTTCATTTATATCTCTTGGGATATTTTTCCACCAAGGTGGTATAAATTTATTAGCTGGTTGTAAATGCACATCTAATGATGAATAAACACCCATATTAAATGTACAGGTTATTATTTTATCTTTTTTGAATTTCATAGTTCCACCTTACTATAGTTAATATTTTATTCTTGAACTTCCCATTGTTGTAGTTCTTCATTCCAATGTTTATAAACACCTACAGGTTCAACTGGATATTCAACAGGTGCTACCCATTCAGCATTATCAACATCTAATGTCCAACTATCAAAAGGTTTTGGAGGCATAAATATATCGTGTTCTCTAATATAAAGATACCCTTCACTAGCATAGTTACCACGTATATTATTATTATAAGAAGTTTTTAACCAAATTGTTTCTTCACCATATAATGATTTACAAAAAGCAATACCTGCTTCTTCTGTTTCTAATTGTGTTACAGGGTCTAAGTTGTCATTATCATTAACTGCAATAACTCTTAATACATTATCTTGGTTATCTAATTCTGCGTAATAAGCCATAGTTATTTCCTATACTTTACTATAACAACACCTTTACCACCTGAACCGCCACCAACGTTACCAGCGTATGAAGTACCTCCACCGCCACCTCCTCCAAGGTTAGCTGTTCCTGATTGTCCACCACCGCCACCAGAGCCGCCATTTCCACCGCCTCCGTCACCGCCTGGTTGACCACCACTTAATTCTCCACCAGCACCACCGCCACCATAAGTAACAGCTGTACCAGTTATGCTTGAAGTACGTCCTTCACCACCGTGACCATCACCATCATTATCTCCTACAGTTCCTGCACCACCGCCAGAACCACCAGAACCTGAACCATAACCACCATTATATCCTTCAGGAGTACTGTCATAAGAGGAGTTACCGCCTATATTACCTGAACCAGGAGAACGTCCTCTACCACCGCCACCGCCAGTTCCTCCATTACCACCATTATTATTAGGTGCAAATCCACCTCCGCCTCCTCCATAAGATGAAGCAAAGTTTGAGAAAGATGACATACCACCTCTAGATGCAGTAGCTGCGTATCCAGAACCACCAGAACCATTACCAATAGTTATTGTATAACTACCTGGTCCTAAAGGAGTTGTTGTTGTACCAGTACGAAAGCCTCCACCTCCGCCACCGCCACCTTCGTTAGAGCCTTCAGTAGCTAATCCACCACCAGCTCCTCCTCCAACAACGACAAACTCAACAGCTCTTTTACCAAAAGTAATATTAAAACTTCCACTGTTATTAAATTTATGCACTAAATAACCATTAACTTCGGTTACTACATCACCACCTGATGCTTTAAAACCACCACCATATTCATTACCAACACTAGCTGCACGGAATGAACCTCCGTTAACTCCTTGTCCTCTAGCAGACTTTACGCTCATTTAAACTCCTAAGCTGTTATTACTGTACCAAATGCACTAAAACTTACATCTGCTGTGCTAGCTGTTGCTTTAAGAACATCACCATCAGCAAGTGTTATACCTAATGTAAGAAATAATGTATCGTTTGCAGGAACTGGTACATCTTTAGAAATGTAATGTTCATCACCTGCTGTTTCTCCTGCAGGTACAACTTGCAAGTCATAAGTTTTTTCTGCTGATGACCTATTGCAAATTACAACAGTAGAAACAATTACTTCTCCGTCTTGGTCAGGTATTAAATCAACAGGTGCGCTTGTAAAAGCGTCTGCTGTTTGTCCTAGTACTTTATATGCGTTTGCCATATTTTATCTCCAATTATTTTTCTATTATACTACACATCTACTAAAAGCAAGGAATAATCATCAGATAAATAATCTAATGTTAAAGCTGGTGTCCACATAGTTTTTTGTAGAACGTAGCTTATTGTTGAACCTTCAGGTAATAAATCTATATCTTCATCTATAGGTTTATTTCCAATAGTATCTATTCCTAAACTTCCACCTTCTTTAAGCATTAATAACATACCCATTATGAACCCATCACTAAAAATGGATGAACTTCAACAGGTGCAGCAACTTGATTAACATAAACTTTTTTTGAAGTGCTATCAGTTGCATCATAAACTAAAACATAATCTGCTGCAGTATCTACTGTAATAGAAGTACCATCAGTAGCATTACTTATCATAGCTGTAGCTGATGAAGCATTAATAGCTGCTATAGCATCATCACCATCACTATTAAAATCTGATATAGCTGTTGTACTGTCTGTATCAAAATCTGTTAAAGCATCAGATAATGATGTAATATTTGTAGCAACTCTATCGTTTTGGTCTTGTATATGTTGTGCAAGTACAGCCATTCTAACTGTAGTACCAATACCGTGTGATACACCTGTATCAGCTGCAGCACCTGCTGCTTCTTGTCTACCATCATAATCTCTTTCAACATCACTAAATGTTGTAGAACCTGATGTATGTGTTTTAACTACTACAATTTCTCTGTTAGATGTACTGTCTGGGTCAATAACTAAATATACCCAAGTATCTGCATCACCAGTTGTAGCTGATGTAATACCATTAGTACCATCTATTGTTGGTGTAGATGCAACGTCAAATGATGTAGCACCTGCACTAAAATCTGAATTAGCAATTGTAGATTCATAAAAGTTAAATACTTGTGTTGCTCTATCTGCCATTATGCTCCGTATCTCATTATACCCCAAGAAGCTATACCTGGTGTATGTATTGATGTTACTTCTTCAATAGTACCTTGTCTAGTACCACGCACTGTAATAATAGCATACATTGTATCACTTCCAACTACATCATTAGATTGTATAGGATAACTTATTTGTTCTACTACACCTTTAATAATTTCTTGTGGTTCAAATATTTCTAATGTTACTGAATCACCTTCTTTAGCACGTAATGCTTTATATAAAGTATCTCCAAGACCTTTAACTTTTAATGGTTTTCTACCAGGTCTTTCTACTCTATCACTAATGTTTATAGGTATTTGTGCTACTACAAGTTCTGGTCTAGCTAATGCACGAAACTGTACTGATTTGACTTTAGGAGTTGACACACCATCTGTACTTTTAAGTATGACTTTACCTATAATATATCTTGACACTTCTGCTATTTGTTTTTCTTCGTCACCTGTACCACCAAGTTGTGTTAAAGCATTAGTAAACGTAGCAGACTCAGGTGCATCTAAATCTTCAAATCTAGTTGAGTATTGTAAACTTACTTGTGTATCTGCAGGCATTGTAACTGTAGATATTTCTGCACCTACAAACTGTTTACTTTCTGCTGTAAAAAAATCTGCAGCAGATAATACTAAATAACCTTCAGCTTCATATGTAGATGTTTCTTTATATACATCAGAACCTTCAACTACTACTACAAACTTACCATTAGATTGTGTAATACCTGATACATAACTATTACCAACTGTTTGTAAATCTCTAGCCAAACCACCTGTTGGTAGATAATATCGCCACAAATTTACTTCATTAGTTGCTTCTTTAACACCCATATACACACTATCACGGCTTACAAACATAGCGTGTGGTGTTGTATCTACGTTATTAACAACCCATTCTTTTACTAATTGTCTATTAGCAAGTACATATAAATCATCAGCATTAACAAGTTCTGCTCTGTATAACCTACCTACACTTCTTGTATTTTCTTTAGTACCAAAAAATATAATTCCTTCTGCAGCAGCAATAGAATGTATTTCTTCAAAAGGTATTTTGGTTTGTCCTTGATTTACAAATATTCCACTAGATAATTTAAATGAATATACATTACCATCAGTACTAGCAGCTAAAACTACAGCACCACCATCAACAATACCTGTTATTTGATGTGTAGGTTCTACTTCTATTATTGCATCTCCTGTTGCAAAAGCTGATGCCCAACTGTCTGCAAATGCATCACCTTCCCAAACATACTCTGCAGTACCATCATTACCAGTAACAAACAAAGTATTTTTAACAAACCATACGCCTGTTAATCCACCTAATGTATTAAAAGCTGTGTTATGTGTAGACCAACCGTGTCCATCTGGTTCATAATGTATAAACTCTGAGTTAGAATTAGTAGCATCAGCAGTAGTAAAATATACTGTGTTTCCAAATGCAGCAGCACCTGTAAAGTTATAAGTTGCACCATTAGTTGCAGCTAATATAGAACTCCAAGTTCCTGCAGTAGCATCATATTCGTGTACAGTTGTACCATCAGTAACGTATATATTACCATTAGTAGTTTGTGTCATATAGTTATTTGTATATGTACCACTTAATATTGCAGTGTCAGTAGTACCTTCATCAACATCTTTTGCTTGGTCAGTCGTATATAACAAATGTATATGATATGCAGTTTCATCATCTCCGTGAAATACATCAATACCTTTACTATCCCAAAATCTATTAACATCATCTGGTTTACCATCACTTCTATGTGCAGTATCTAATCCTTGACCTGCAGAAAAATTGTTTCTTGAATATATACGACCTAAGTTAGATGTAAAATCTTCAGGATTTTGTTTAACATTAACTTGTTGTCCTTGTTGTACATCAGATGATTGTATTGTCATAGCTCTATCAGGACCTACAGCTGTACGTAAATATATATTATCTAATCGTATGTCATAACCAAATCGTCTTGGATTACGAACATTAGAAGTTGATGCAACTCTAGCCATTAGGTTGGATACAATATACTATTTAACTGAACTGGTTCTGGATATTTAGACCTTAAATTACTTCTAGCTTGTTGTATTAATAACTGTTGATAACGTAATAAACTACTGCTAATACTATTAGAACTACCTACAGGATAGTTTTGTGCAGCCATTTGTTCTGTAATATACCTAGCATCAACATTTTTAATATCTTTACCAACTAACATTTGAGCAGCTACACCAGCCATAACAATAGGTTCATATTCTGTTTCTAAACCTACACTAGATAATGTTGTAGCTTCTGATGTAGGTGCTACAAATTTCTTTTTAAAAGTTACATACACAGTATGACCTGCTGATATACCTACAAACTGTACAGCATGAACTACGTTAGGACCTGAAGTATAAGTTTTAGTTCTTTCTGTTTGTGTATCATCAGTCCATACAAAAGGATTAGGAAGGTCAATCATTTCTATAGCTACACCATTATATTTAAGTCCTGTTTGGTCTGAGCCTGATTGCCAATCTGTATATTGTGATATAGCTTTTAATGGTGCTATTAAATAATTATTAGTATCTACATCACTACCATATGTACCAAGTAATTTATAACCTGTACTAGCAGTAAGTTCTATTGTTTCTACGGCAAATAATGTAGGATAAAGATTTTTAATTTGGTCTGATACTGCATCATATACTGCTTGTCTTGTAAA